ATCTTGAGCCGATAAATATTGAACAGTGTCATATAGATTTTGTATGCTTAACCCATTACCAAATAATGTACCCATTGGTAAAACTGCTAAATTTTTTACACTAAGATTATTAAATAGACCCTTAGAGTAATCATCTTTTTCGTTAATGTAAAGTTTACCAATAATTACTGGTATGTTTAATTTAGCGTCCTCAAATGCTACATAAACACAATCGCCAGTATTTAATCCACCAAAAATTCCTGGGGCATGACAGCAAAGAGCATCATATATTACTTCAGTACCAGTAGTATCCTCAAATAAAGGTATACGAACTTTATATACATTACTACCTTCTTCAGGTATACTAACAATTAATGCCTTTGTAAACATTTTGCCTCCTACCAGCCACTAGAGCCCCCGGCGCCGGAGCCACCTCCAGCTATTCCACCACCAGTACTGATTACTGGTTTTTCTTTTGTTGTAAATGTAGTACCCTCACCAGCAACCCTAATAAGAGAAAGAGTTGTGTGATAACCACTCATTCCAATTTCATCATCTTCTCCAGTAATTAAATAATAACCAGAAGTTAAATGTTTATTACCATAGAATCACACATTAATTTTAACATAATTCATTAAAATAGCTGGTCGTAATAAACCTCTAATTTTTATAGTAGCTTCAATTGGAAATTCTGTAACCTTTGTCCATCAAGTTTTATCATTTTCTTCTAGATCAAATTGACCATTTGTTAACTGCGGGTTATAAATATATTCTAATTCACCCTTTGAATTTAATCTTTTTACATAGTCTGTTGACGATGCTTCTTTATTATAATCATAAAATATAGACCAGTTATTATCTGTTTTTATTGAAAAATCTTCAACAATATTTGCTGTTGGGTAACCAATATCTATAACATATGAGCATAAACTTTGGAGTGATGCTTCATTATTTTGAATCTTTCTAACTTCAAAATAAGGACCACCATGTGAACCAGTAGTATCATCATAAGTAGCTAAAGCATAAATATTACTTTGAGTTACAGAGTCTTTACTCATACCATTAGGTACCATATATGAAACTAATGTTGAAATATAATCCATTACAGATTTATTTGTTATGGTTGGTATATTAACAATTTGATCATCGCCAGCAATAAAATTATATGGGTCCTTATTTTTCATACCATAGAAAATTTCTGTAAGTTTATATTTTTTATTATTTATAATTTCTGCAATTAATTTACTTGGTTTAGCTGTTGTTGCATTTCAAGTATATTGAGAGGCTAAACTTACAGCTGTATCACCAATTGCTGTAACATTATAAGTTATTTTTGCACTATTTATATCGAGAGATTGAGTTACTTTAGTAATCAATGCTTCCTCATTTGCATAAACATCTTCAGGAAGCATTGAATCTCCATAGGTAAATTTTATTTTTCTTGTACCAGATACCCTACTAAAAATTTTTTCAAAGAAATTTGGGTCATCATCTTTAGTAATTGGATAAATAAAAGTAAGATTATAAGTATTTACCGTACCATTTATCTTTTTTATATTGAGTGACTGAATATAATTAGGAAATTTAGCTGATATATTTCTTCATATACCATTTTTACCCATAGCTTTTTGCTTTTCTTCATATACTCCAAAAGAGTACCCACCAATATCAACTTTAATGAACGGGGCAGATACTCTTACGGTATCAGAAAGTAATGAGCCTTGATAATTTTTTGTATTCATTATTCTAATCTTATGTCCTTATAAGCTGGTATATAAAGAAAATTATAATTTTCTCATAAGTTTATAAATGGGTCTTTAATACCATTTGCATCAGCTAAAATTCAATATAAATCTGGCCTACCATAATAATAAAAAGATAATTTATCTAAAGTATCTGTTTGTTTTATTTCATGAATTGAATATTCAAATTCTCCAACTATTCTTTTCGCTATCCCTCTAACATATTTCTGATCATCAGTATTATAATAATATGGTACAGTATTATACCTAGATGTATAATCATACGCGGCAATAGTTTTATTTATTAACATATTTATCAACTCCTACCTGCACCAGAACCTGAGCTTGAACCTCCATAACTCTTAGATAGCGGAGAAGAATCCATTCCCCAATCTTCAGTTATACCAAAGCCTTGACCTGAAAAATATCTATCTGTGCTATGCGCCATAGTAGAAGGTCTATATCCATAAATACCAAATCCTTGACCAGAATATAATCAATCATAATTCATTTTATTTATTGAATTATCTTCTTCATATTTTAAACCTACTAGTTTTTTAGTATTTTGAGAATTATCCAAAATATATAAACTATTATGATCTGGCACTTTTTTCTGAGGTATATTTATACTATTAACAGTAGTACTATTTGTGGTACTAGTTACATTTGTTGTAAATTCTTGTTTTGAATATGCAGTTGAATCACTATCATCTGTATATATACCTCGTTTAAATGTTGAAGTTACACCTCTAAACCCGCCAACCATAGCAACAGTTGGTGCATCATATGGATCAACTTCAGTTACTGTTATTGTTACTTGTACTCAAGCATATTTTCCATTATCTAAAATTGGTTTTTTATAAGTAACACTAACTCCAGAAGATACAACTCCTCTAATAAAAATATCATTTCCCATTCTAATTGCTACTTGTGGTGGGTCGACAGCCTTTGAACCAGTTTTATAAACATTATATCTAGGCAAAGCGCATGCTTGTAAATAATTTAATAAAATATCAACATAATCTTTGTTTTGAATATCTTCAGCTATATCATCTTTTAAATCACTAATATCTTTATTAAGATCTTCCATTATATCTCTATGCAAATCAAATGTAAATTGAATTGATCTAGGCCCGCTATTAGAATAACTCTGAACTGGAGCAGATCTCGCTAATGCATTTGTTGGTACAAAATTAGATGGCATATTATCAGAAATAGAATCAGGCATACTTGGTAAAATACAAAATTTATTAAGATGATATAAATAGATATAATTTTCAAGCAAATAAATAGTATCTTCCTTCGATTGTTTATTGGCCATACTAACACCTACCTTATATATTTATCATTTGTACCAGTAGCCCAGAATAATGATTCGACATCTTTATCCATATACATTAATAAATCATTTTTAATATCTATTAATTGTTTTTGCGTTGGTTCTAATACTTTAACAGTACCATCAGAATCAGTTTTAGTAATGGTCATAGTCTTTTGAGCTATATATGGTATGGGCTCTGGGTCATTATATCTGCTAATCATTGATTTTTTAGAAATATTATAAATTTCTTTATTCATATTTCTATCTCACTCACCATATAAAATTTTTGGTACGGCATTTCTTAAATATTTTAAGTATTCTTGTACTCTTTTAATATTATCATCAAGCTCATCGAGATTTGTGACAGCTGTGTCTAATAAATATTCAATAAGTCTATCTGCAAATGGGTGCTTTTGTTCATCATTAACCTTAAATAATGATAAAATAGTTGGATAATTTATATTATAATAACCACTTTCATTATCATTTATATCTAACCACGTTTCGTCTCCTATATTCATGGTAGTAGTTATTGCACCACCAACTTCATCATTATAATAGTAATCTCCTTCTAATACAGTAATTGAAGTTTTATTACTATTCGGAAGTTTAATTATTAATTTTAAATTATCTTTAAATCCTAATAATCCTGTGGCATCAAAATCTTTAAGATTTATATAAGTAACTGGCTTATTGATTAAACACGAATTTAACGTTATCTTAGTATTAGAATATAAATTTTTTAATAGATTTTTAAAATTTGTATTTTCATCATCAGCCTCAATAAGTACTGAATTTCAAAGTATACAATATAATTCAACTGGTGTTGTTGAATCTAATCCTATAGTATATGTTTGTCCAAATTTAACAGGTATTGCATAATAATTATAATTATTATCTCAATTTTCATAACCAAAAATATTATCTCTTATCTTTGGCTGTTTACAAAGAATTGCTCTATTTGAAAAACAATTATAAAGACCCATTAAATTTATCTTTTTATAATCTCTAATAAATCTTAAATATTCACCTAAATATTCATGTATATCTGAACTATAAAAAGATGTAGTAATATACATATTTCGAGTTAAATTTAATACAGGTCTATTATAATAATAGCTTGTAAGATTTCTAAGGTGTCCATTTTCATACCTGCATATATTTAAATCTTTTATATATAACTGTCCTTCATATAATTTCATACCATCTACAGCTACAGGAATATTTGGTAAATTAAATTCTTTTAGGAGCTCTTTAATAAATCCAAGCTCTAAAAATGAATCTTCAAACTTGTATTTCATAGGTGCCTCCTATTATGGTCTTGAAGTACCACTTCAATCTCCTCAAGTATTTTCTAATCCTAATGATCCAATATCAATTAACTGTCTTGTACCTCCTGCGAATACATTTTCGAGGAGCATTAAAATATTTTCAGTACTTACAGCAGTAAGAGTTATCATATCGGTTATATATTGTGTTGTTTTTGCATCACCAATTAAAACTTCATTACCTGCTTCAACTAATCTTGTAGCCGTTGTAAATGTTGTTGTTGGAAAATCATCAGCTAACAAATTATACAAATCATCTAAAGTATGTGCTTTTTCAAAATCATCTTCCGAGCCCTCAATTGTAATTTCATTATTTGGATTATACTGACCAGGTTCTCCTCCAGTAGTACCTGTAAATGATCCTGAAGGGCCACCAATTATTTCATAAATAGAGCCTCTAGTATCTAAGTGAGGACCTCCAGCTAATCCACCAACTAAATCAAATGCATCTTCTAAAGAGCCACCGATACCTTGTAAAATAGCTGATACAATATCATTAGCTATATCTCCGAAATTAACGCTCTTATCAAATGGGTTAAGAGCCTTAAGTGTTTTAAAACTAAATAATGATTTAAAAGCATTACTAACTGCATCAGCAGCACTTCCAGCACCTTCACCCATTTGGCCAGCCATAGCGGTTAACATATTAATTGTTGGCTTTAACTCCGTTATTGCACCAAATAAACCAGATACATCAACACCAAGAAGATTAACATCAGTATCTTTTAATAAATTAGCAACACCACTCATAATAGTATTTGTTAATCTATAATTAGCATAATTAGTATTTAAAGCAGCACCACTGACTAAATTACTTAAGAATAAATCTTGTTGAATTGAATCACCGGTTGATTTCATTACATTGGTAAAAAATTGAGATATACTACTATTAACATCATTAACTCTAATTGCTTCTAATTCCATGTTTTGTGCTGCTTTAATATCAGATACGCTAACTCCAAAGATTTTTGCAATGGCATTCATAGCAATATTTGATCCACCACCAATATCTGCCATACCAGAAATATATGAAAATAGTGACGTCATTAATTGCTCTGATTTTTCTTGGTCTAACCCACCAGTAAGTAAATCAGCATAGCTTAATCCTGCTCTAGAAGCGGCCATAATCATTAGGTTCTGCATACCCTCATTTAACCCAGAGAAGTCACCAGAACCAATTTTTCCCAATGCATCAGCAATATTTGTTGCAGTATTAGTATAACCACCTGATGATGCAAATGATCCTAAATAAGTTTGAATTGTTTTTTCAGTAGACATAGCTACCTGAGCGCTTACAAGTGATTGCATTTCAAATAGTGCATCACTCACTTGACTAAAACCCTGTTTTATATATTGGCTATTGTCATAATTTTGTTCTAAGAAAGTTTTTAAGCCTGCCATCTGAGCTAAACGTGCCTCAGATAAATCAGCCCTATATAAATCTATTAAATTATTAAATTTTTCATTTTGTAAATCTATATCTATACCAACTTGCTCAGCCGTTGTTTGTAAAAATGCTCTTTGAGCAACGTTGAGAGTAATTCCTTGAGAAACTAATTTATTTAAATTATTATAAACCTCATTTTGTTTAATAAATGTATTTGTCGATAAAACACTTAAAGCATTTTTTATGCTATCATATGATACACTCGAATCAATTAAGCCAAATGTTAATTTTTGCTGAGTTTCAGTGTAATTCTTCATTAGGCGCTCATATTCACTCAATAAATTGCCAGTAGCTTTCCTAGCCATTGATATTAAATTTTCGCCTACCTGCTGAACAGTACTCTTTGTTTCAGCATTTATTGTATCAGCTGTTTGTTTACGTGATTTATTTTCTTCTTCGACTGCATCTCTATTTGCTTTATTTATATCTTTTGCGGTCTTTTTCTTTGAATCATTTATATTTTTATTTGATTCTTCTTGTGAATCTATTATTGATGCATTTGTTTTTTCAAGCGCAGCTGCAATTCTATCAATAGCTGCAGCCATTGTTTCCATCTGTTCTTTTAAATTAAAATCAGCTGCAGTAATTTGGGCCATAATTTACCTCCCTTGTTTTAATTGCTCCATTTGTTCTTCACGCATTTTCTTAGCTTGATCGAACTCTTCTTTAATAAATTCTAATAAATAGTGTCTCTCAGTTGGAGTTATATTCATTAAATCAGTATAAGATGTATTCGTATTTTTTGTAATTATATAAGCTTCTTTTACAAGTTCCTTATAAAGTGTTGGCCCATAGGGCTTCCCATCTTTAGTAGGTAGGTGTAAAAAATTCAGAAGTAAATCGAAAGGATGCTTGACTAGCTACCCCACATTCATTACATGTAAAATCAATCATTGGATCGATACTTACACAGTCTGATAATTTACTAGCTTTCTGAATTAAAAAATTAATGTCGAACATAGGTAAATTTTTAATATATTCTTGTAATTGTAAACGACCCATCTTTCGACCGTTAACTTCATCAATTACATTCTGTAAAGTTAAAAGCATACCTGGATCTCCCTTAAGATCTGGGAATTGCTTTTTCATTTCTTTTCTTTCCTTTGCAATATTATCCAACATTCTTGGTGTCTGGAATTTGATCTTAATAACATCATTAGAACGAGGGAGAGTAACCTCCATTAATTCTTCATAATTATCCTTCAATTCAATTACTTTAAGATCATCTAAATTTATAGTAAGATCATTCCTGGCTCCACATTTTGGACAAATCACACTTAATTTATAATCGGGCCCGTAAGTAACAATTCTTAACTTGTGAAGTAAAAACTGATAATCACCTAAGCACATATCATAAGAAGAAATTGGTAACTTAGTTTCAAGGCAATCATCAATTACTTCTGACATCGGACGATAAGCTTCTTCAGAAACCTGGAGTCTTCTCATTTCTTCAGCCAAAGTCATACTTCTAATTGTTACTGTGGGATCAAAAGGTGTCTTATAAATTAAACCCTTAGATGGTAATGTATAGCTTTCAACAATAGTAGATTTCATATAACAAACTCCTCCTAAATATACTATACAATTAAAAAAGGGTAGCTTTTAGGCTACCCTTAATCTTTTAGCTTTAGAGTGGAAGCATTTCTTCATCAGGCATATGAGGGATAGCTTTATCAAATGAAATTGTTGCTGTAACTTGTCTAGCACTATTACCATTAGTTGAATCAAATGCATCCTCCTGAATGTTAACGATCCAACAACCTCTAAGCTCCCAGTATCGAACAAGTTTATTGTCTGAAGTATATTCTAGTAAATGACAATTCTTTTTATATCCAGTTGTTGCTTGGCGATATACAACATCTCTGTTTATATCATATTGCTGAGCTTGCCAGGCATATAATACAGATTTACCATCAGCATTAATATAATCGTAAATTCTTAAAGTGCCATCACTGAATTCTGGTACACCGGCAAAATGTACTCTACTATTACCTCTATTAATTGTAACTTTCTGCTGAGAAAAATTAGGAATAGATACTGAATTAGCTGAAAAATCAAGAATTTCTTGACCATTAGTAATATATTCGTCTTTTGATCCAGCACGAAGCATTCTATCTATGCCATAGACAATAAGTCTGAAGTTATTAGAAACAGCGGGCTGATACATTGCAGGGTTATCAGCTAAGTGATATGTTCCAAATCCTCTATCATCAATTAAATTAATTGCCATAGTTTATTAACCCTCCAATTCTTCTTTAACTTCTATTTCAGCGTCGGTCATACTAATTATAACTTCAAATGATTCAACAGCTTCAATAGGTCTAATTGTAAGTCTAGCTTTAATTTGACCTAATTTATCTGGGCGTAATTTGTACCACTTATACCATCTTAAACCTCTACCTGAAACCATTTGATCTAATAAATCATTAACTTTTTGTTTAAATGATAACCAAACAATGTCATCATTAGGTTCAAACATATGTTGAATAGATGAATTAAATGCCTGCTTATGAATAAATGCAAGTAATATTCTAACATTTAAGAAATTTTTAAATGCAATTACTGATTCACTTAGTGCATCATAGCATGTTCTATTACCAAAAATAACCTTACCATAATTAGAACCTAAATCAACAATAGGGTTAATCTTAAATGATAATCTGTCGTCATCAGCTCTAAGATCCATATCTCCTTGCCACAGATGAATATATGATTCACGAATCTTATAATCAAGAGAAACAATATTAGGAATTATGCCTCTATTAACACCGGCTGCTGCTAACCAAGGTTTATTATTTTTAATTGAATTGGCATATGCCATTAAGTAACCATAAGAGCCAGGCATATGCATAGCATTTATACCACTATATGAATTATAATGGCCTCAAGGATATACCATATTAACTCTCTCACCAGTAGAGATAGAAAGATTTAAACCCTCTTCTGTTTTTATCTTTGAAGAAATATATTCTGGTGTATCATCAAATGGTAAATCATATAAATATAATAAATCGAGTCTATCTCCCAATAATGGCGCAATAACAGGGTATAATTTACCACTATCTTCCTTATGATTTTCAAATCCACAAGTAGTAATAAATGTAATTGGGAAATTAACCTTATCTGATAATTCTAATACAGGTGAACCATCTTCAAGTGTTTTACTTGAAAGTTCTTTTATTGCTGCACCTATAGCATTTTTATTATCATTAGAAGTATATAATGTATATAATTCTTGTGCGATTGCTAGAGTAATATTGTTACCTTCTGAATCTGTAACTCCACCCCAATAAGAATTTTCAAAATCACTTGGATCGGTAGGTACAATTGGCACATTTTCTGGTCTATTTAAAAAGTCATATAAAATCATATCTTCAAAACCAGAAACTTTATTTAATTGTGATAAGTACTTATCTAACGGTACATACATTACTGGTAGCCCATTTATAAGACAATCATATGCAGTAATATAAGCCCTATCAGAAATAATATTTGCACCTGAAGTAGATTTATTACCACTTAATATGCGAATATCAGAAATAAAATCTCTTACTGAAGTATAAAGTTTATAGTCATATGTTTCTACTGAACCTGATGCATTAGGGTCATAAGTACTATTAAAGTGATAATCAAGCCCAAAGATAAGTACAACATTTTCTATAGTATCAAAACTTACTAATGGTGTAACATCTTCTTCTACTATGTTAATATAAGGCATAAAGTTTCCTCCCTTATTTATCTATTACTTCTTCTATTTTATTAGAAATATCATTATAAATATAAATATGATTTTCATCATACATATCATAATTATATAGTACAGGAATACTAAATAGATATGCATCATTTATATCAAAATTTAATGATATTCTACAATATTGATCTGGAGCTAATCTACCGCTTTGACCTGAATTATCAGTGATTCTATTATTCAATTTAATAGTTGATCTATGCGGAATATTAGCATCTTGATATGGTATATTTATATCAACTGAAGGATAATTTATTAGATTAAATGCAAAGTTTCTTGCATACTCATCAGCTTCAGCAAAATATCTTGTATATATGTTAAGCTCATAACTTAACCTGATAGGAATAGCATTAAGAATAGCTGACTTATTTTCAGTTGCTGCAACATGACTACCATCATATGAAAGTGCTTGTTTATTAGGATTTATAATTTCACAGTAATTATCTCTTGATAAGACAATTGAAGGAAGTTTCATTGGTTTATCTTTATCTCTGTCAGAATTTATTGCGAAGAACTGACGAGCATCAGAAGGACCAACAATATTCATTTTAGGATCTATTACTCAATTCTTAATCTTGTTAAGAAGAGCTTCATCATAATAACGAACTGCCATTATTTAAGACCTTTCTGAAGAGTAGCTTTTGCTTTAGGATTTTTATTAGCAATAGTAATAGCATTCTTAATAATTTCTTCATCAGAATCTGAATCATTTGATTTAATGGCACTTACTTGTGAAACTTTATTTGAAGCAATTGCTTTCATTAATTCATCATGTTTACTACGATCATTATTTTTAATAGCAGAAACATCAATTTTTATAGCCGATTCTATATCTTTATAGTTGTTTAATTTATAAAGACTTGGTTGATATACGACAGATTGAGGATTATCTATTAATGTGTTAGCATCATCTTTTAAATCAAGAATTGTATTATATACGGTGGCAAATTTTGAAAATGTTTTAGGGTCAACTTTATTTTTAAAAGTTGAAAGCTTTTTTATTGCTTTAGAATTTTTAATTTGATCTGCAACATTAGAAAAAATATTGGCCTCTTCTAAACTTTCCATAATTCCAAGCGCTTTTGAAAAAGCCGGTTTTGACATTAATTTTGTAAATGGAAAGTCTTTATTATTAATATTTGATTTTATCCCCTGTATAAATGCTTCATAGCCTCTATCATTTGACCTTTTAATGACTGATAATAGATTATCAGTAACTTTATCATTACTTACATGATCTTGATGCTCATCATTATGATACTTTAGATATTTTTCATTGTTTCTAATTATCTGATTACTTTTATCATCATCATAAGATCTTAACTTAGAAAGCATTGTATCAGAAACAGGTTTACCATTTGGTCCACCAAGAGTGGCTACTATATTTGCTAATTCATCGTTTTCATTTAATATGAATTTCATAACTAGCCCTCCCTTAGAAGATTGAAAGTTGTAGTAGTAAAGTCCTTCAACTCTGCCTTCTCAACTTGTGTTTCATACTCTGGCATAATTCTACACGTTACGCTAGCAGGATATAGTTGAACAGTAGACATTTCAGCAACTCTGAATAATCTGTCTTCGCCGTCATCTACACCTGCTGGTAATGTGAATAGACAACCAATCTGTAATTGAGGTAGATCATAAGGAACGCTTAATAGAATAAGTGAATCTAATTGCTCAGCATTCCACCCCAATTTCTGAGATGTTGCCTGATCTATGTTATCATTAAGTACGCACCACACTTCTTGAGGGGCTGAATATCTAGTAACTAATTCAGCCTGCGTACTTAAGTCCTTGTCTTGTAAAGGATATTGATATTGGCTGGAGATACCACGTAATCGACAAAATTCTTTGAAATACTTCCGATGAAGCAGGGTGTCTCTATTTATTAATACTCCTGCTTTTCTCTCCATACTTACTTACCTCTTACAATACCTCTTACTACAACTGGTTCAGCAGCTCCAGTTGATTCATTCAATCTGTTAATTGAATAATTGTATCTTAAGCTCTCAGAAATAAACTTACCTTCAACTAACTTACCTCTTAACTTAAAGGCCTTCGTATCAAAGAAAGTCTTATTTAAGCCTTCGAGAACAATTCTTCCAGATTTTGTTTCTTGAGCATTTTCGAAGATAAATGTAGTTGGCTTTTGTTTGCCACTATTGAAAGTTAGGAGACCCTCAATTACTAACTTGCCATCTTTATCAGAATGACCTGTGACCTTATAATCAGCAACATTTTCATAGAGCTTCTTAGCAAAAGTATTTCCTAAATAGTTGAAAGATTCTTCTTCAATATCAAATTCTTCTTCAGATTCTTCTTCAGCGGGCTCTTCAGCAGCTGGTTCAGCAACTTCAGTCTCGGTATCTAAGATCTCAGCTTGCTCTTCAGGAGAGACATTAGCTTCAATTTCTTCCATATCTGAGTTTTCGAGTGGTACGATTGATTCTTCGCCAGGAACTACTGTATCAGGAACTTCTTCAACAGGAGCAGTGGTAGGTTCAGAAACAACAGAAATACGACCATTTTCATCAGCTGTCATTTCAAGATGAGTATCATCAGTATCTAATGAGAGGTTGTTAACAGCTTCAGTTAGCTTATTATCTCCGCATTCTTCTAATTGTTCATCTTTTGAGCAAGATTCATCACAATCAGCACAATCTTTACCTTCGCCTAATAGAGATTTGAGGTCTTCAATTTCTTTAGCTTGGCCAGGTCTATTAGAGCGCTTCTTCTGATTAATTAATAAGTTAATTTCATCATTAGTTAATTCAGAGCCCTTCTTATACACATCCCCAGAAAGAGCATACATTCTATCTCTAGGGTCTTCATTGCCTTCTTCTAAGGCTTCTTCCTTACAAGCTTCACTAATACCATACTTTTTGCGAAGAGCTTCGATACCACCGGCTGCTAATTTCTTCATTTCAATATCATCTTCATCTGTAGCATTACTTCCGGGTATTTTAGGAAGACCATGTAAATCATCTTCTTCTTTAGCTTCCTGTAAATGCTTTCTACGAATACGATCATGAAGTGATTCCTTTACTTCCTCGACTTCTTCTTCTTCCTCTTCTACTTCTGGTTCTTCTTCAGGGAAATCAAGCTTTTCTTCCTCTTCAGGTGATTCATACTTTTCAATCTTACCTAAGATAGTATAGCCTAATTCGCCGTTACAAACAGGACAAACAATGTCAGGACAAGCAGTTCCTGTCTCTTCATCTTCATATACTTTTGATTCATCAACAGTGATCTTAGAATGACAAGCAACGCACTCTAAAATGACCTTTCCTTCATATGAATCCTCTAAATCAGTTTCAGCATCTGCTTCTGGGTCAATGATTTCAATCTCTTCAATATCTGTATCTAAATTAGAAAGACCATCTGGTTCTGTATCTGAACGCTCCCACTGCTTAATGCCATCTAAAGTTTCTTTTGAAATATCGAAGTCCTTTTCTAACAGTCTAAGGCGCTTGAAAGCTTCTGTAAAGTATTCCTTCATATCAGTCATATTGGGTTCTCCTCCCTTATATTTCCATCAAATTTATTTAATTTAGCAAAACTAGTTTTATAAAAAAGTGGTCAATTTTTTAGTCCACAGGATAAAGGAAATCGGCATTTGTCTGCAGTCTTTTTCTCAAAGCCTGCAATTCAGCTGTGCCTTCCTGTAAAATAGTAGCACCATCATCTGTCCATAGAGCACCACTCTGAACAAATCTCGTACGGGCTCTACCAACAGCAATCTTGGCATAAGCTAAAGATAATCTCTTTAAAATGTCTACTCAGTAATCTCCAACTACATCTTCAACAACTTGAATTCTTGGGACAAACTCTAAAGTTAAAGATGAAGGAGTTCCATTAGCTAAATTGACATATAATTTTCTATAGTATTGATCTTCTCTAAAGTCTAAATCAGTGCCAACTGTCGTATTTCTAATCCTCTGAAGAGAAGCATAATTTATATAATTATAAGTCCAATTTTGTAATC